TCCACCATCCGCGGTATATCTCAGCGCCCACGCCGCTCTGCTCTCGCCATCCGGGGCAAACATGCCCAGCATGCCTATTCGCCTGTCCGCTCCAGCCCCAAACATCTGTCGGTATGCAAAATTTATCGCGTCGATGACGATGGCGTCCTGTCCTATCGTCGCAGCCCCACCAGCAAATATGGCTTTCCCCGTCGCCGCGTCGAGACCAAACTGGAGCGTCCCCTGTTTCACCCCGCCGATGTTGGCTTTGATGCTGTCGTACTCCTCCCCCTCAGCACTCATAAAAACGCCCGTGGCATCTGCGTCCGTCGGTTCAATTCCCGCCGTCAGCGCCAGGAAACGCCCAGCCCGCTGGTCACCCAGATCATCACTGATTTCATCAAGCGACTGCGCCGTCACTCCGCGCATCTGCAACGCCCTTACCATCTCCTCCAGTCGTTGCACCCGGTCCAGCAAGTTCTCAGGGCTTGTCATCCTGTCCAAAACCAGACTGTCCACCATGTCATCCTCCTACTTCAACACTTGGCATATCAGGCGCACGTTATCGCGCCCGTTGGTCTCCATGCCCATCACACGCACTGTTCCATCAAATCCGCGCCCGCTCTCAGCCGCGAAACCCATTGTATGCAGCCGCAACCGCAGGCGGTCGCCCACTTCCGGCACATAACCGGTCGCGGTCATGTCCAGGCTGAAACTGCTTACCGCTTCCGCTACTCGCGAAATTTCCGCCTGGGTGTTGCTCTCCAGCGTCGCCGGTTGCGTCACCCCAGCAAACTGCTTCACGCCTTCGCGCCTGCCGTGCGCCAGGATACTTTCCCCGTTCTCTTCCCGGCGGCTTGGTCTCGCCTTCAAGTTCGCCCCCTCTCCGTATCCAATCAGGTCGTTGATCAGTTCACCGTCTTCGCTCCATTCCGGAGCGGTCAGGTTTCCATCTTCTTCCAGCATATAGTCAAGGTCGCGGCCCAACTGTTCCGCATACTCCACCACCAGCCGCAGCCGTCCGTCTTCGATGACCGGATACACTCGCCATTCACACTCCGCCCGCTCCGCCAGTGCGTCCATAACCTTCAACAGGTTCGCGCCGTCCAGAGTTTCCTCCCGTACCGTGCCGCCTGTCCAGATGTTGCCCAGGCTCATCCCCGGCAGCCCCGCGGCATTGTACTGGGCAATAAGCTGCTTGAATATCTCGCCGCCGCTGCCGGTCAGCTTCGCCCCCACCACCCCACGCCGGTATTTCAGCCATCGCTCCGCCTGGTACGCGGTCACCTCCACCTGCCGTGAACGCCAGCGCCGGGGTGGGTCAATCACACCCGCCCACGCCGGCAAGTTCTCATCCTCCACCCAGATCAGAGTCCCAAACTCAAGAAACTCGCGGGTGCAGGCGCGGTCCAAAACAGAGAGTACGAAGTTTGCCCGCCCCACCAGACCATTCTGCTGCCCCTTGCCGTGCAGGCTCCAGCTGCGCTGCACCTCTGCCTGTGTCTCGCCCAGGGCAACACCGGCACGGTCAAAAAAGATGATCCGGCTCATAGTTTCTGCTCCCGCCACTGGATCACAATTTCCAGCGGCCCCGTTCCGGCGGCGGTTATCTCCAGCTCGTTGTCACCCTCAGTCAGCGTCAACCAGGTGGCACGGTTCCCAAGCAGTGTTAGTGCGCTGTAGGCATTTGCGCCATCGTTCAGCACCGTTCTGGCCCCGCAATCCACCACCAGGCTCCTTCCCACCTTCATAGGGCATTCCAACCCGATTTCTTCACCCGTGGTGGTGTTGGCAATCACCGCCGACAGCGGGTAATTGTCATCCTCTGCCATTACCGTTATCTGCGGCAGGTTGGCTGTCACCATTTCCACGGTCACGCTCTGGATCTCCACCGCGTAATCGCCGGTCTGGCTCGCCCCATATGTGCCCGGGGCCGAACCCTCCATCAGGAACCGGAGAAAGGTCGGCGCGCCGGCAATCGCCTGATCGTTGCGGGTAAAAGCAGTCCATGACCCCGCATTGACCGGAGAGGTCTCATTCCACGCCGTTGTCCACCTCGACCCGTCCCGTGAGTGTTGCAGGCCGCAGGTTGTTGCCCACGGCGTCCCCGTTCGTTTCTTTCTGCCGGTGGCGCTTACCTCCAGGAAACCGGCGGGGTGGGTCAACCGCCATTCCAGCGCAGCCTGTTCCGTGCTCGGCTTCGGGTACGTCCACAGAGGCGCGATAACCATCCCCAGGTAGTCAGGTGCTGCCCCGTCGTAATCACTGTAGGGGTAGCTGGTATATTTCTTCGAATACAACCACCCCGGTATCCATGTCTTTTCCACTGGCCGGGCTTTCCCGTCGGTAGCGTATGTACCGAAGTCGTCAAACACCCACACGCCGTTGTTGGAGGTTGCTGGGTTGAACCGCGGCCCACCGTAAGCGTCAACGTCAGGTGCTTCCGCTCCCGCGTTTCCGTAAAGCATCCAGATGTCGTGTTGGACCCACTTCACCGCCGCCCCCACCAGGTGCGCGGCTTCGCTGCTGTCCCGGCTGGCACGTTCAGTGACGGCCACCTTGTAAGTTTTCAGGTCAACGCCGGAGTACACAAACCTTTCGCTGTCAATCACCAGCAGCCCCTGACGCGGCAATCGCGCCAGAGCCGCAGCCGCGTCCTTCGACGGTTTAAAGTAGAGCTCGCCGATTGCACCTGACGCTGGAACCGCCACCGCCAGCACGAGCTCAATCTTCGGCTTCAGCCCCAGCTTAACCCAGGCTTTGCTGGCACTGGTATTCATTGACCCCAGCCACCGCTCCACCTCCACGCCATCCACCACAAACCGCCAATCGTCGCCATCGGCTTGCATCTTGCCTGCCGTCACCAGCGCCGCTGTATCCAGACCGCCGCCGGTCAAGTCAATGGGGATGTTGGCTTCATATTCGCGGGCGGTTGGGTTCAGCACCTGCACAAACCGCTGATGCTGGTAACCGGCGCTGGCGCTGCCTTCCGGCGTAATCGTCAGCACAGGCGGGGTCTCCTTCAGGGTGGCAGTCGTCACCGTCACGGTATCGCCACTGGCAAGCACATTCCAGGTCTCAGAGTACAGCGTCTGGCTCTGCCAGTAAGGGGATTCACTTTCCAACGAGATGTAGACGGTGTTGATGCCGTTCCCGCCCTCGTCAACCATGCTGACCACGGTCGCCATCAGAAACCATTGCACACCGTCTTCTTCCATGACCAGCGGGCACAGACCAAGCTCAGGATCAAACCACTTCCGGATCTCGTCTTTACTCCCCGCCCTGATCACCAACACCAGCGCCAGGCCGTGACTGTCAAACTGCTTGCCCGCAAACACCGGCCATGTCCCTGGTCTCTGCACAAACAGGCCTTCTGCATCCACACGGTCGCCGCCGGCGTCAGCCGGGAACAGCGCCTCATAATTCGCGCCGTCGTTGATGTTATGGCCGTTAAAGGATATTGGCTTTCTCATCCCAACCCCTCCAGTAGCGAGCGCCCGAAGGCAGACCCCGAATCAATTTTTACCCGACCGTAATTTACCAGGGTCACACCCCCACCCCGGCCATTTGGTATGATCCTGCCGTTGGTTTCCGGCTCAAAGACTTCCGCTCCGCGCTCACCCACGTAATAGCTTCTACCTGCCCACACCGGGCCGCCGGTTGCCATACCCTCCTCGGGTGTGTTTTTCCCGGTGGTTTTCGCGGAAACTTTGCCCGTGCCCGTCACCATAAACGCAAATTTCACCTTGATTTCCTCCGGGAAGCTGTCCATCTTCTGCAAGATGCCGTCCAGTAACAAGCTGGCCTCACTCAAGCTCCCACCCAGTTGGTCGCGGATATTGGCGGCAGCCTCATATGCTGTGATTTCGCCCATCTCCACCTTCAGCGCCTCACTGGCGGCAAACAGCCCGCTCAGCAGTTCCTTGCCCTGCTCCTCAGTGATCTTGCCCTGATCAACCGCTGTAAGTATTTCCTCAGACAGCCCCTGATAATCCATTCCCCCCGCCTGCCGGAAGTTGATGCTGTTCAGCGCGTCCGCGATCTTGCTTCCGAAGCTGGTATCCACCGACGACAAAATGCCGATCTGTTCCGCCACGCCTGCAGCAGCCTCAGCCGCCCCTTCGCCTGCTGCTGCCACCTGGTCAAACTCACTGGCAACCCCATCCATCGACATGGAGGAGTTGTAATAGTCAAAATACCGCCCGGTTTCGGTCACCTGCTCCTGCATGGCCTCAAACGTCTCGCGCCCTATCAGGTAGTTTTCCTGTAGCACCCGCTGGTACGTGTATCCGTAGGATTCCACCGTCTCTATCAGGTTCCCGTGGCTGTCAATCGATACCTCATTGGCTCTGTGGGTGTTGCGGGCAAGGTTCATCATCTCCCGGCTATACTGGGCGTAACTGGTCGAGTTTGCTTTCACCTGCTCCTGTTGCTTCTGAAACGTTTCCGCCTGCTTCTCACCAACCTCATTCAATATCGCGGTTGTACCCACCAGGGCGGCAATAGGCGCAAGAACCGATAGAATGCCGGCAGCCGCTGCCCCGCCCCCCAGACCCATCACCTCCAAAGTGCCAGCGCCTCCGTTTAGAAGCGATAATCCAGCACCAATCTCTCCCATAAACGTCAACAGTCCCGGCAACTTACCCAGTAGGTTCGCAATTGCGCTAACTCCCATTGAGGCTCCGCCCAATCCGGTCAACGCCGGCCCAATCGCCGCCACCGCCAGCGCAACCCCGGCCCACTGTTTCTGTGCGTCTGGGTCAAGGCTGTTAAACGATTTCGCCAGCCCCGTCACCCACTCCGCGGCGTCACTCACTGGCCCCGACATGGCTTCACCCAGAGCCACCGCCATGTCCTGCAGGGAGCTGTTCATCTGCTCAATCTCGCCCGGCAGCCCCTCCATTCTCGCAGCCGCCAGCTCAGCCGCCGCCCCCTGTTTTGTCACCGCCGCGTAGGACTTGTCATAAGCTTCAATCCCGCCCATCAGCACAATGTTGGCGCTGCGCACAGCATCGCTTCCGAAGATGGTTGCCAGCGCGAGATCACGCTGCTGCTGGGTGAGACCGCTCAATCCCTCTTGAAACTGAGCGATGATGTCCCTTGCCGCCATCATATTGCCGTTGGCGTCATAAACGGAGATGCCGTACTGCTTCATCAGGTCTTTTGCTTTTTCAGATGGCGCCTGCAAACTCAGGAACATCTGCTTCAAACTCGTACCGGCGTCGCTCCCCATGATGCCCTTGTTCGCCAGTTCGGCAAGCATGGCAATCGTTGCGTCAATCGGTATCCCCGCCGACGCCAGCACCGCGCTGGACATCTGCAAAGAGTCTGCCATATCCACCACCTCGGCGCTGCTCGCGTTTGCTGCCGCCGCCAGCAAATCCGCCACCTTGATGGCTTCTGTTCCCTGCATCTTCCAGGCGTTCAGCGCGTTGGCGGCAATCATGGCTGCGCTGGCATTATCCAGGTTGCCTGCCGCTGCCATCTGCACCACGCCGGTGGTCGCCCCCAAAACGTCCTTTATGGACAAACCCGCTTTCGCAAGTTCCAATTGCGCCGTGGCGGCGTCCATTGCACTGGTTCCGGCAATTTTTTCATCTGCCCCCAGCGCCCGCGCCTGTTCAGCCAGCGCGGCAAACTCAGCGCCGTTTGCGCCGGTCACCGCCCTGACCATGTTCATGGCGCCTTCGTACTCCACCGCAGCCGAAACCGCGCCCTTGAACCCCATCACCAGCGGCGCAGTGATACCGGCAGTCATCACCGCTCCGGTCGTCATCATCCCCCTGCCGATGCCACTCAACTGGCTGGAAAAGGCTCCGAGCGCCTTTTCCGCCGGTTTGGTGTTCGCTCCCACTTCAACCCACAACTTCGCCAGTGGCAAACCCATTTCTACCTCCTGCGCATGGCTTCCCGTCGTCTGTATAATGCAGCGGCGTGGTTCTCCACCTCCCTTGCCAGCATCCCCATCTTCAACCAGGTGATGGGCTTTTCCGCAAGTTCCCACGGTGCCACCCCTAAAAATTTCGCCGTCTGGATCAACTCCAACCAGTCCAGAGTTTCACCATCCGGCGAATCGAACATCTCAGGGGCTTCCAGCCACTGCATCAGTCTTTTTTTTCGGCTTCATCCCCGGCGGGACCCGCCATGTCGTGCATGATACCGGCTTCAATCGCCTGCAGAAGCCCGCCCGGCAGGTTGTCCGCGCTGTCCTCAACGCTCAATTCCTGCCCGTCGTCGTCTTCGATGCTCCACCGCGTCACAATCTGGCGCAGTTCATTCGCAACGCTCACGCCCGCCCGGCACATCTGCACAAACGCCGGTGTCAAAAAGTGAACCCGGTACTCCACTTCAACAATGTGGCCGTTCCACTCCACGCTGATGGTTTTGGTCTGCTGGGTAAGCTCTGAAAGCCGCATTTTACAGTTCCTCCACCGTGGTGATGATGCTGATCTGGAACGACTTGCCCCACGTCGCGTCATGGATGCCGGCCAGTGCATATTCCACTGTGTACAGACCGTCGGTATCGCCGAAGTCGCCGGGTTGCTCCACCTGAGCCGGGAAGTCCAGGGTAAGCAAATGCTTCACCGTACCGCTGATGGTTGCGCCCGTCGCCTGCACCCTGAACCATTTGGTTGCGCCATTGCGCATGGTATCCAGCAATCCCATACCCACGCTGTCGGTCGCCAGTTTCAGTTTGGCTTCCAACTTCGGCTCCTTCTCCACCGTCACCGCCGCCCCGCCCACCGGCCACGACTGCCCGATCAGGTCCGTCAGGTTCCAGTCCAGGCTGAAACCGCGTGTCATCGCCGTCGCGCCCGCCAACCCCGCCTGGGTATCTGCCATGTAGAACTTCAGATGCCCCGGCGCAATCGGCAACGGCGTCAGGCTGGTCGGGTCTGCCGTCAGGGTTACGCCCTTTTCCAGCGCCAGCCCAATCGCGCTCCCGCTCAGTGTCAGTTCCTTCGAAGAGAAGTTCAGCCCAATGCCACTCACCCTCATTCCCACACTGCGCCAGGCGCTGTTGGCGTCGCCCTGCTCCACCGTCAACGTCAGTCCCGCGTCTTCCGAGCTGGTGTTGCTGGTGAACTCCCACAGGTAACCAGCGGTCACACCCTGTTGTACTGGCGTGGGCTCGCCCAGCAACGACGCCAGCAGGTACAGCAGCTCGTTATAGGTCGGCTTCCCCTCCAGCTTCGCCTCAACCCATTCCCTGTTGAGTACGGTGAAAGCCGGGTACTTGTTCCCCTTCGGGCGGAAGCGTTCGCTTTCCGTTCGTACCGATGGCTGAATGGAGCAGGCAAGCAACTTCTTGTCGGCTGCCACCCCGGTTCCGGCAACGCTCTCAATGCCGATTTGTACACCCTGAAAAATCGAGGCCTTTTCGCCCATACATCACTCTCCTGCGCCTACTGGCGCGCAATTCTGAAATCCATCGCCACCTGGTAATACTCGCCGGTTTCATCCTGTATCTCCAGCGGGTTGGTGGCGTCGTGAACACAACTTAAAATGGTTCCGGTTTCACCAGCATCGGCCTGGTCGTGCGCCGCGTGCAGCAGCGCCATCACCCGGTCGGCAATCTGCCACGCGGTCGCCCGGTTTGCCTGCCTGTCGAACACGCTCACCTGCCACACCCCATCATGGAAAATCACCTCCACCGGGATGACCGTGACCGGTGTCTCCGGCCCCACCTGCCCAAACACAATCAGCGGGTATTCCACCCGCCGGGGCGCGCTGCCCTGGTAAATGCGTTCGCCCACCAGACCCTGCAGCGCGGTGTCGGCCTTCAGCGTTTCCTCCAGCCAGTTCGGAACGGTCGCAAGGCTCATAACCCTCCCAGTAACCTGGTCAACTCACTGATGAACCAGTCCTTCACCGCCTCAGCAGCCGGACGGAAAAACGGTCTTGCCCTCATTCGCGGCGTTCCAAACTCAAGCGGAGCCGCGTATTCCGCTGAGGTCTCCACTCTTCCAATCGCCGCCGCCGTCATGCGTTCCCGGATGCTTCCCACCAGGTTGCCGGTGTCAATGGCAGGGGCTTCACCTGGTGCGCTCGCTCTATGCTCAACCCGCCCACGCCGGTACAGTCGCCCGTGCTTCGGTTCCGCCATGCTTTCTTTGGCAATTGCCGCAATCCGGCTGATGGCTTTCTTTACGATTTCACCCGGGTCTCGGCGCAGTTTCGCCTGCACCTGCGGAATGCGGTTCTCGGTGATGATAACCTTTACGCTCATATCACCTCCGCGCACACGCACCGCAGCGCCGTCAGGTTCGACGGTCTCAAAACGCCAATCACCTTGAATGTCCTTCCGCTGATGGCGATCCTGTCCCCCTCCACGGCAACGGCGTCATGCGGCAGGGTGATGGTGTACGACGTAACCGCACCCAGCCTGCCGGCGATGACTCGCTCATCCGGACGATAGCCCGTTCCCGAAAGTCGCGCCGGAACGTTCGAAGCCTTTACCACCCCGTCCTCACCGGTGATGGTCGCCGTATCTGTCAGCAGTCGCTCCTGCGCGGCTCGAATGCGCTCGTAATCGGGCATCAGTACCACCCCAACCCGGTCGGGTCAACATCAGTCCGCATCACCGTGGTGGTTCCATAGCTTGCGTAAGATGAACTTGCCCGCGCCTTGTAGAACTTTTCCATGCGCAAGGCCTTCTCCATCAGAGCGCCGTAATCGAAGCTGGCGCCATCTGCGCTGACACGTTCTTCCATCCCCACGTAACCGGCGGCCTTCAAACCCCACACCTCAGCCGCAGCCGCGTTGAGGTCATAAGCCCCGCCGTCAAGCGGATATTTATCGATGATCGTTGTCAGTGCAGCGTCGTTGTAGGTTGCTTCAGTTGGTTCCGCCACCATCATTCGCAGGTTGGAAATATCACTTGCGCTTGCGGACATATGCTCGTCCTTTCAAAAAGCGGGGAGAAGGCGACTTCTCCACCTCTCCCCGCCGTTTTCCTTCTTCGAATGTTCGCGCTTAGCTCTTGACGTTGACGGCCTTCGCAGCCCGCACCGTCTTGACGCCGTACAGCACGTCCACGGTCACCTGGTGAGCCAGATAGGTCATGTTGTACCCATGCAACACCCGCACAATCAAGCCGCTTTCCGGGTCGCGAACAGCAGTCGCGCGCACGCCGGTTCCGGTTTCGGGCTCTGGCAACATGCGCATCGCCAGCACATAAGCGCCGCGGTTGAACGCAGGGTTCCAGTTGACATCGGTCACAGCCGGGCTGGTGGCGCCGGTCAGGCTGCTCACGTCACCGGTGATCTGGTCATGGTTGCCGGCCAAAGCGCCCTTCATATAGACCTCGAAGCCGCCGGTGATGGCGGTTACTTCCACCTTGCCGCTGCCGATGGTGCTCAGGGCTTCCAGCGCGGCTTTTACTGCCGCGGCGTTCGCGTTGTATGCCAACGCGCTGGTGGTCTGCCCGCCAAAGGTCAGGGTGAAGGTGCCGCCGGTGGCGCCGCCCAGGGCAACCTTGCAGCCCAGCGGGGTGTACTGGCTCATGTAGGTTTCAAAGCCGTACATCTGTCCAAGCGCGCCACGAGCAACCACTTCCGGACGGGCGTTGGCGAAGTAGGTCTGCAGCGCGGTGTCGCCCAGTACCGTGGTTTCGTCGTCGGGGCTCAGCACCATGTACCGGTCCCGGGTGGGCGCTTTCTGCTTGTTCAACTGGTTGCGGGCGCTGCGCAGGCTGGCACCGGTCAGGTTGGTTCCCAGCGTGCCCAGGTTGGTCTGTGCACCCAGGGTCAACCCAAACAGGTCCTTCTCGATGGCCTCAGCAATAGCGATCACCGCCGAGTCCAGGTAAAGGCCCATCACATCCTGGTTCTGCTGGGCGCGCACAATGTCCTCAACGTTAAAGCTGGCTTCCTTGTGCTTGTCCAGAGCAACCTGCACGGTGCTGTCGGTGGGCACTTGCAGGGTGACGGCGGTGTTTGCGGCTTTGTCGTTGGCAACAAACGTCCCCGGAATGGGGATGTTCAGAATGTCGCCCACGTTGAAAGCGGCGAGCTCGCTGTCGCGGCTCACCAGTTTCGCCATTACCATGTTGGCACGCAGAATCTCAAGGGCGCGGTTGGCCCAAATCTCCGGAATAAAGTTCGCGGCACTGGTTACAGTTACGTTTGCCATTATTGGCTCCTTCTCTCAGCCCTCTCGGGCAAAATTATTCCTCTTTGATTCGTCCTTCCCGTGCCGCCTGCATAATCGCTGCCTTGTTCGCCTGGAAAAAGGCCGGGTCTCGCAATTGCGACCGGGTGAAGGTTTGTCCGCTGGTTGCCGGAGCCGTCGGGCTCTGGCTTCCTGCAGCCTGCTGGGTGGGCGTGGAGCTCGCCGGCGCGTTGTTGGCCGGTGGGTTCTTCGCCGCATACTCTGTCAGCACCTGCTGAGGGTCGGCGTTCTCACCCGCTTTTGCCACCAGAAAGACCGCGTACTCAGGGTCGGAAATCCCAAGCCCTACGGCCAGCGCCCGCACCTGTGCTTCGCGTGCTTCCTTCCGGGCCTGCGCCAGCTCGCGCTCGCGCTGTTCCGCCAGCTTCTGCCACTCGCCGTTCTTTGCCGCAGCTTCAGCCGCAGCCTGTTGACGCGCAGCCTCAGCCGCTTCTTCAGCCTTGCGCTTTTCGCGCTTCAGCCGGTCTTCGATGATGGCATCCACTTCCGCTTGGGTGAAGCGGCGTGGTTCCGGGGGCGTACCCGTGGAACCGGTGCCAGCATCGGCGCTGGGCTCAACCCCGCCGACATTACCACCAGTTGATCCGCCTTTGTCCGCTTCCATCCACATAAAACGCCGATTGATCATGTTCATGTCCTCCCCGGTTTTGCCGTCCGGTAACGTGGGTTTAAACGAAAACCGCCCGGCAAATGCAGATTTCAGGTCTGCACTTGCCGGGCGGCCAACTTCGGCGCAAAGCCGTTATTCAGTTTGACTCAGTATAGCACGGTTATCCGATCTATTCAATCAGCGAAACTGCGTATCGGCCTGATGGTTATTGTTGGCCCCCACACCGGGTCATTCTTTATCCGCACCATGTCTCGCAATGAAACGCCGTTCTGGTAGAGTTCGTAACGCCCGGGGCCCAGCAGCTTCAGCTTCCCGTCCTCATCCAGCCCATCAAACCACGCCTGCGCCCGGGCTGGCTGCGGCATACCCTCGAAAACCGGCGTCATGAAGCAACGGCATTGTGGGTGGCTGTAGAACGGGGTTTCTATCGGGTAAGTTTCCCCGTCCAATCCCAGACATGCAATACAGGTGCGGTCGCTTTTAGCGCAATGCCGCTGGTACCGCTCATATCCCATCTGCCTGTAGCCCTCGCGGGTGGCTTCACGCGCCGCCCGCGCCTGCTCGGTTCTGGCTATCACCATCGCCTTGTTCAGACCCTGCGCCAGCCCATTCGCCATCATGCGAGCGGTTTTCCGTGGGTTGTACCCCAGCGCCACCCCTTCCAGGAGCGCCATCGTCAAGCCCTCAATCGCCTCAGGCCCCAGTGCGCGTTGCCGCAGCACAGAGAAAAGCGGCGACCCATCCTGGCACTGCCCGATGATGTTAGCAACCGCGCTCCGGTCAATGACCGCTGCCATCAGGCGTTCACCGTATGCCGTTCGTGCCGCCACACCAAAGCCCATGTCCATTACCCGCTGCTCCTCGGTGGTGATGGCCTGCATCGCCCAGGCTTCGTACTGCGCAATCTCGGCCTGTACCATCTGGATCAGCTGCTCGTAACGGTGCAGCCGGTATATCTGCCCGTCTGTCTTCAGCCCTTGCGCCGCGATTTCCAGCAGCAGGGAATCAATATGCCCCCACAGCCGCTTCTCCAACGCCGACCATTTCCTGCCCATGAGCAACAGCAACGTCTTCTCCCGCTGGGTCAGGCGGCGGTTGAAGTCGCTCAGCAGTCGGTAAACTTCACCGGGGTCTGGCATCAGTCTTCATCCTCTTCGGTCTGGTCGCGCAGACTGTCGGCAATGCTCTGCCCCAGGTTAAGCGCGCTCTCTGCCCGTTCCTCAGCCATGCGCTCCCGTTCCCGCTCCCAGTCATTGCCCAGGCGCTCGCTCTCCGTTTGCCGACTGGTAACACCCATTGCAATGCTCTCTTTGGCGATGCTCACCCGCTCCACCATGTTTTCAGGCAACGGGTCAGCCCACACAATTTTTATGCTTTCCCAGTTCTGCCCCAGCAAAGCCCCCACCCGGCGCATCATCTCCACCAGGCCACGTCCTGCCAGCCGTCTTTTCTTCGCGTTTTTCGCCAGAGCCTCAGCAAACATCAGTCGCAGCCCAAAGTTTGTTAGCTGCCCCGCCTTGTCCTTGACGGAGGACAGGTCAACTGTTTCTGCGTCGCTGAAGAGGTCCGATTTTACCTCATGGGCGTTCATGCGGCTGCTTTCCAGGTCGCTGGTCATCTCCAGATTCTCTATCCGGGCGTTCACATCCGGAACCAGCCACAACCCGTCAATCGCAGTCCCACTGATGCCGTTTTTATCCACACCAAAGGCAAGCGTCCGGGGATGTGCATGAACCCACAATATTTTGGATGTGTTCGATACCCTGAAGTTGTAGGCGTCGTTCAACGCCATCGCTGTTTCAATGTCGCTGCGCCCGTAGTATCCGCGTGGGTTCGGTAAGTTTTTCCAATCCACAAGCTGCGCGAACGGATACGGCCACGCCATACGGGAAATCTCTACCCAATCACTGCCGAACCCCTCATACTGCACCACCTCCCAGGCGTTGCTCTCCCTGATGTAGATGTGGTCTTCGCGCATCTGTCGGTCGCTGCTGATCTGCCACAGGATCATATATGCCAGCACCTTGCTCTTATCCTCGGGTGACCAGTAAATGGTAACAAGACTGGGGTCAAGCACCACCGGCCTAACGTTCAGTTTCTCAGGCTCGTGAATGAGCTTCACAATGGCATGACCGGAGACCGCCGCCATCGTCATCAGATCGTTAACGAAGTCCTCAAAGTCGTTTTCATCCATCCACTGCGCCACCAGCGCCTCGGCAACATCGTCTTTCTCTGATGTTTGCCCCTGGACCCGCTGGATTTCAAATTGCGGCAAAGAACCCACCATGAAGTTCACGCTCTGGTTTACCACCCGCGCGCACAGATTGATGATCACGTTGTAATCCGGCTCGCCTTCGCGCACCTTCAGCCACTTCTTGTGGCGCCCCTCGTAATAATCCCAGTACGTGGAAATATCCACCATCCTGGGTGTGCGCTCGGTCATCGCCAGGTCAATCAGCGTTCGTGCGTCAGCAATAGATTTTGTCAATGCAGGCATGTTTACTCTCCTAAAAGAACGGATTTTCCATTTTCTGTACCGGCCCGGCCCGCAGGGCAACAGCCCACCACGCCAGCGCCAGACTGATTACCCGGTCGTCGTGCATCCCATTCGGTGCACCAAACTTGGGCCGACCGCCGGAGTTTTCCACCTGATAGGCTCTCAGTTCTCCGTCATAATCCGCAGGAGCTTTCAGCCCGTCATGCTCTAACGCAGCCGCCAAACGCTGGATCAGCGCCGGTTTTGATGATGCGGTGGTGTTGAAACCCGGAACCCCATCTATTTTCAAGATGGGCACTCCCTCCTGCAGCAACATCTCGATGTTTGGCTCACCGATGCTGTTGCGCTCAGGTAGCAAGCCCGCGATGCCGTACCGCTGGCAGCTTTCCTTCACCCGTTTCCGCTGGTAGGTGAAGTCAATCTGGTTGAATCTGTCCCAGTAAATGGCTTTATTACAATCACGACATACCAGCGTGAGCACCGTGTAATCCTCTGCCATTGCCCAGTCCAGACCACCGACCACATAATGACCGGTATGCATCTCCGGTGGGTCTGGCTGCTTTACCGTGCAGGCTTCGGTAATTTTCTGAAAATATGTTCCGTCCGAGAGGAACTCAGCCAGATATTCTTGTCTGAAAACACGCTCAGGCAGCGAGCGCCGGGCGGCCTCAATTTCAGCCGGGTCAATGTAGGGGTTGTCACCGGTTGGCTTTCGCCAACTCATCCACTCTTCACCATCATCCTGGCCGTTTTGGTAGAGATTAAAAAACCAGTTCAGCCCCGCTGGACTGGAGATGAACAGCGCCCCGCCTTTTCTATCAGAGAGCGCCGGACGCAATCCCTCCGTCCACGCCGACTGAAGAATGTATGCGCATTCGTCCATCACCACCAGATCCAAGCCATCACCGCGCAGGCTATTCGGGGTGTCCGCCGAACGCACCCATACCTCACCACCACCCGGCAGGATGACGCTCCAATCGGATTTGCTCACCTGCGCCCCGATTTTCAGTCCCAGCCGCATGAGTGGCCGCCACCCCACCTTCGCCATTTTGTACGAAGGCGCAACCCACCATGCTCGCTTCCCCCTCGAAGCAGCGTCCATGCACATATTGACGCCCAGGCGCGTCTTTCCCCAGCGTCTGCCAGCCACCAGCACCTTGAACCGCGCCGGATGGTTTCGCACCTCACGCTGGCCGGGATGGGGGTTCGCGTTAATGACTATCTTCTCGATCATCTTCCTCTTCCGCGCCTTCGTCCCAGTTCACAATTACAACCGGCCCACCGTCCTTGCCGGTAACTTCCAGACGCGCCACAATCTCAGACGGCGATTGATACTCTTCTGGATGGAACCACCTCAACCCACGCAGCGCCCAGCCTGGGTCTGCCTTTGTCGCCAAATCAATCGTCTGCTGACATTGCTGGACAAATACATCCGTGGAGTCCACCATTCCATCCCAAAGTTTCAGATAGGCACGGTGCTCTTTTGAGAGCACGCCGTCCGTCTGCTCCAACTCCCGCTTCAGCTTTTCCTGGACGGTCACGGCTTCCTTTCGCCATGTCCGGTATGTCTCGGGAGGGTCAAACAGATTGCCGTTGTCGATGTAATCCCGCAGCATCTGGCCGAAATGCAGCCAGCGGCAGAACGTTTGAATACTCACCCCTGCGTGTCTGGCGCAGGCGCCATCGGAGCCGCCATAAGCCCGCAATTCGCAGGCTCTTTCAATGATGCCTTTCGTCAGTCGCAGGGGTGGCATGGTTTATTCCTTTCCGTCACGGCTAACCACCGCGACCGCCGCCGCGACCTGCATTGCGGCGAGCCTGGGGGCTGCGCGAAGCAAAGCCACGCGCGATAGCCCCAGCAGTAACACCAGTGCGATTAATGCGGTTCATCAGCTAATCACCTCCCTTCCGCGTAAACCTTTGGGGGCAAGGCGGCTCTTCTTGACCTCCAGAAC